ATCATCATCCTCGTCATCATCTTCTGAATCTTCTGCTTCATTATCTTCTTCGCCACCAATAAAAAATTCAGATTTCTGATAATCAAATTCTTTACTACGGTCACTGAGTTCTTCGTTTAAACACATACCTGCACAAAAACTTTCACTGACAATTTCAGCGCAATCTTGTGCCGAACGAATTTCTCCTTCGGGAGATATACATTCTTGAAGTAGTTGGTTCGAAACCAGCAAAGCACAAACTTTATCAAGTTTGGTGTTCATCTGAATAAGCTGTTCCAGGATTGACTTTTGGAACACTTCAAATTTTTGTGATCTTGATGTCATTATTCGAGCGGAGGAAGTGGCTCAACGCGGTCCCAATCTAAACCGAATGTCACTTGAGTGCCATCGCACCAGTTTTCCGGCTTCTGAAAGAGAAACCAACAGCTAGTTACAGAATCTTTGGTCGAACCAAGTGCCCTGAATTTCGGGCGGGGGCTCAGAACAATCATGTTCGACAATTTATTTGCCAAGAGAAAATTTCGCCTCCTAGCAACAGGTTCTATGAAAGATAAACGATCTAAAACAGCAATCCCTGAAGTAGCGACCTGCATACCATATTCAAGAATGTACTCAGTGTAATTAGATAAACCCATTGTGCTGGAAATAACCCAGTTATACTTCTTTGATTTTTCTGAAATCCACCAAACAGGATCTGTTAAATTTTCTTCTTTTTCATTACGGGTTACTGCCAGGTTATGTGAGCGCAATTGATCGCTAAGAACTCCCAACGGATCGTGCGGCACTAAAACGGAACCAGTAATAAATGAATGTTTAATTAGAGAATGTGTTACCCCTTTCGGGATACTGTAAAATTCTGACAAAGTTTTGAGGGGACTGGCTCCGTTAGAGCTTAACTGTTTTTCGAGTGTCGTCCAGTGTTTAGTGAGTATAGTTAACACATCAATTTCACCCCCGTGGCAACCATGGAGTGGGAAACCGCTGAGCAACGCTTTACTCATCAGAGGGTCATGCTCGAAGCTAAAAAACTTAGCAAAGACGAACTTTTAAAGATTTTTGATTCAGTTTATAGACAACAACAAATGCACAATCGATTGTTTACTTGTTTAGTTAAATGGTGCGTTAGTAATTCTGTAGAACTTCCCGCCTTCGATCAGCTACTAACACCCAAAATAGTTGATCACCCTGCGGAACAGAAATAAACCCCAAACGTTGTATATAACGAGATAATAAAGCTGAACGACTTGACTCAGGTTGAGTATAAATATGATGGTCTTCTGGAATTTCTTTGAGTAATTTTTTAAGTAAAACAAAAGCGGCAAGTAAATGCTGAAAAGAACCCACAGGTTGTTGCGCAACAACACGTCTAGATCTTTTATTCTTACGGCCAAAGTACCAATCGTTTGCTGCTCTTTTGGATTTGTTTACAATGATTCCCAAATTCCACACGTCGGGAGCAATCCGCTCTAAGTACAACGTAGACCAGATACCGTCAATCTTGATTCGAGCTGTTTTAAATCTCATAATTTACAAGAAAAAAAAGGCGGCTTAGTAGCCGCCCTATTGTTCCATTCCCCGTCTCCCCTTAAGGAGGTAGTGAAAGTCTACCTTAGAAATCCAGTCCTAACGACTTTGCTTGATCTTCCGTAAGCTCGACAGCTTTTTTAGGTTTTGGAGTAGAAGCTGTAGTCGGTTCATCAGCATCATCCACCACAGCAGACTTAAGAGCCTTAGCAGGAGCTGAACTCTGACCAAAAGTCCGCTCTTGCGATGGTGGTCGAGATGCGGCAAACTGCGCTTTAATCTCCGTGTGATCTGAGCCAAGTGAAAGCTCAACCAAATCCGATCCAGGAATGTGAGATTTGAGTGCGGCAGCGATGAGCCCAGGTCCTTGATTCGAAATCCAATCATCGATGTCATTGATTAATTTAGTTTCTTCGTCTGTAGCAACAGGACGATCAGAGAATTCAAGAGCATTAAAGTTAATCTTTGCTCCATCAGCACCAGTTACAGGATCGCGTTCATTGAAACTTCGAGTTACAAACTTAGTAGCTGTAACAACTGAAGCACAGTTAATCCTGTTGTTGTAAAGAGTTTGAAAATAACCAATAAAATTTTTCTGAGAGGATTTGCCAGAAATCATAGAAGTAGTCACACATCGAGGAGGAAGCAACCTGTGGTTAGGGCTGACACCGATGTAAGCAATGCGGAGAAATTCTTCTTGATTACGCATTCCAAGGTTGCCAAAATACGGGCTAAACCCCAAAAGCACAAATTCAATTGGAATACCATTGTCATTTCGATCTACGATCGCGCTGTCAGAATCAACATCAGATTTCCAACGACGAGCCTGTAGATCAATTCTTAAAGTATGTGGGGGAACATTACAAAGAATTTCGTCTTCAGAAAATTGACCAGCGATGAACACCATAGTTAGTACCTAGATCAGAGAGAGAAATCAATAGAACCGAGAGCAGCTGCAGCAACTTTACCTTTTTCAGGATCAGCAGCTTTTTTAGGTGCAGTTTTGTTGGATTTGGGCAAGTACAGAATCTTGTCCACGTTGTAGTTTAAATAAAATTTGTCGTCTTTTTCACTTGTTGAAACTTTTCCAACAGCAATGGTTGGAGTTCCCGGTGCAAGGTCTGACAATTGTTTTGAGAGTTCACCCCAAGCTGTCAGTTTGAACCATGCAGTTTCTGAGCTTTCTGTTTGCCACGCAAGCGAGCGATTCGTCACCGTGGTATCACTTAGCTCAACTTCCTCAGATTTAGGCCCAAGTCCTCCTGTAGCCATAAACAAATTAATGGCCAGCAAGTCACTGAAGTTATCTGAAGTAACAACCAGAATAGGCTGCATCTGTAAGACACCATCCGGTGTTGGTCGGGTTGGTCCGAGTGCTAGGACAGTTTGTTCAAGTTTTAAATCTTTTATAAGGCCACCGACATAGTGTCCTTTTTGCTGTAGCAGTTGCACTTTTGTTGCAACACGCTTGTCACTAGACGGAAGAGATTCCGTCAGCACATTTAAAACCCCTTGATCGTCCTCTTGTGCTTCAGCTGTTACTCGTAAACCCAGAAGAAAAACGTTCATTTTTTAGTTTCCTGTAAATCGTTGAACGGTGTACGTTAAGTGCGTCGGCTATCTGGTTTATGCCAGTGCCTTGGCTTCGGTAGGCTAGTAGCAATTTGGTGTCACCGCAAGAGAGTTTTGAGTTTTTTCCAAATAAATACGCAAAGTGATATGGGTTTATACAACATGTACAATTGCACGTAAGTTTTACATTTGAGTCAGTTGGAATATCTAAGTAACGAAGAATTAAATTTTTTAGAAATAACCGTCTACCAAATATATAAACACAAGGAGCTTTATTACTGAATTTACCTCCCCACTCTGTGCATGTGTTGTATGTAAATAAGTTAAAAGCTAATTTTTCAAATAACTCTGAGAGTGGGGATACTTTTTGTTTTTCGTAACCTAGTTCATAGCTAGAAGCATTTATGCTTCGAGAAATATCTGTTGCTTGAGCCTGAGCGTGGTTACTGTCGTAAGCTTTTATAGAAATTTTTAAGTGTTTTGATTCTTCTCTTAAAATTAACCTATACGAATCAGTACACGTCGTTGCTGGTAAAGTCATGGGCTCCTTCGGGAGCTAATTTTTTTGCTGCGGCAAGTATATCATCCTTTGTGTAGATTGCATTATGCACATCTAAATACCCTGAGTCCATTCCGACTATATAGCTATCGCAATCAAATTTAAAAACATCGTAAAGTACATACCGATACGTACCTCTGTCTTTTAAATCTCCTTTATATATTTTGTTTGTAACTACAAAAAAAGCTTTTAATTTATCTTCGTAAGATAACTTTTCCCACCAATCGTTTGCCTCACTTTCGTAAGCTGCGAACGTCATTTGTAATTAAACTCAATAACCTCGACCACTCGCACCAATGGTCGCAAGATCTTGTTTAATCTGGTCTATAGATTTTCCAGTACCTTGCCAGTTAGAGATTTCTTGCGCATTAGGCTGTCTCCCAAGAGAAGCTTGGTAAGAATCTTTAATTGACTGAGTGCCAGATAAAGAGTATGCACTATTTGCTAAACCTTGTTGAATTTCAGGCAAGGACTTACCCGTACCCACCCAATTTTGAACTTCCTGTTGCTGTGGTGCACGCCCTAAGAAGGTTTGGTAGGAGCTTTTTATACCCTCGGTCTTGGGGTCAGCCAAAGCAGGTTTAGGCGCTTCAACAGGTTGTTTCGGCGCAAGCGAAGCTAATATTGCGGATAACTGAGATGAATAGTCAGGTCCAGCAGGAGCAGGAGCGGGGCTAGAAGCAGGAGCTGAAGGAGGAGTAGGAGCAGGTGTTAGAACAGCAGCCCCACCGGGTGACGTGAAGGTAGCTTGTTGTCCGCCTTGACCAGAAGATGCTCCTAAACGGCCACCTCGTGAACCTTTATTGATCCCAGCAGAGAGTTTTAATTCTGGAAAATAACCGGACAGCACAGATTCTGACTCTTCCTGATTGTCCTCCTGTGGGGTAAAACCAAAAAAATTACCCGCGAACCGACGACCTGATGGCATTTTTAAAAATAGTCCCGTGTGTTTAGTTTAGCAAGACTATTTACTTTCGATAAAAAACCGCCTCAAGTAATGCCCTTGTTTCAGTACCATATTTAAAGTATTTTGTTTCATACGAGCTTCCTCATATGTTTTAAATAACATAGCGTTTTCCTTTGTATCAGAGTACTCTGCTACTTTATTTTCTTTTAAAACAGATTTAACAAATTTACCTGATGGGCTGAGAATAACCCACGTTTCCCGGAACCGTAAGCTGGTCGCGTCGGCCATTTCGGTTTCCGTGTACAGTTTACAAACTTTGAGTATTTTAGATTGAAATTTTAATTTGAGTGATTGTTGATTTTTTTTAATATTTAAATCAATTTTATTTGTGCGCTTTAATTGCCTTGCAAAGTTTGCTGCTTTAAGCGGCGAATCAAATGATTCGTCCGTAAGGTAGAGACTTTCTTGCCCCACAATAACCCCGTGGTAAGCACTGTTTAATTTCACGGTGCACACTTCTTTGTCTGGATTTACTTTAAGTTTTACTAAGCTCATCAAATTTTTAAAAACTGATTAAATTATATGCCTTAATTATTTGTTTTGGGATTTAAATTTCATTATTTAGCAGCCCACGAAAAACCAGCACTAGCGTCTGCTTCGGCTGGTACCGTTTTTAAAACAATTTCTGCTGCTTTTATCATCGCATCTTCCAGAATATGTTTGTATTTTTCAGCAAGTTCTTCCTTTACTTCCAGGACCAGTTCATCGTGTACGCAAGCGATTAAATAAGCATCCTCATTTAAATACTCCGCGATTTTTGCTATAGCAATTTTTAAAATGTCTGCTCCCGAACCTTGGATTAATGTGTTCGCACTACACATCATTGTTGCGTCGTCGTAACTCAGTAATCTGCGCCGTCCGCAAGCGGTTCTGGTGTAGGCCCAGCCGTCGGCAACTAAAGCATTGCGTTCCTGGTGCCAAGAACGCAAGCGTGGATAAGCCGCATGAAAAGCAGTATGGGCAACTTTAGCTTCAGATAAAGTTATCATTTTTCCGCTTTGAGCTGCGTATGTTTTATATTTTCTAAAACCCATACCGTATAACAAAGCAAAGTTCAAAGTTTTACCGTCTTGCCGTTCTTCTTTTGTAACGTCATTAATGTCTTTTTTATAAATCAAACTTGCGGTTAATGTGTGCAAGTCAATTTTGTTAATAAAAGCCGCTTTCATCTGAGGGATATTGATTAACTCCGCACCTAGTCGAAGTTCAATTTGAGCCCAGTCACATATGACTAGTTTGAACCCAGGCGTGGCAATAAAACACTCACGAAAGTCTTTTGACCGGGGAATCTGCTGTATGTTGACCCCAAAAACTGTTTTTTGTTTGGTTTTAGCAACCTTTGGGGAGCCGCTGCTGGTAAAACGCCCTGAATTTGCTCCGAATTGGTTGTAACCGGAATGAATGCGTTGTGAAATCGGGTTAATGTTGTCAATCAGTTTATTTACATGCTCTAATCGCGTTTCAACCTTGGCTCGTTCGCGATACAAACGTAACGTTTGATCGTCACTGTCAAATTCTGATAAAGCAACTTGATTCAGCGTGGGTTTATTTGTGACACCATCAAGCGGTAGTGCAATCCCACAGGATGTGAAAGTGGAAACAATCTGAGCAGTCGATCCAGGATTAAATTCTTTTTTAGCTTTTTTACCTACGGCAATTCTGCCTTCAGGATCTCTTGGAAGTTTCCTATCATCAGGTAGACGCGCATCTAAATCTTCGACAAACTGTAAGGTTCGTTTCTCAAGGTCTTCAGCTGTTTTTACTTTTAAAGTTTTTAATTTTTCCAAATCAATATTAAAACCTCGCCGGCACATTAAAGATACGGGTCTTATACACCTACTTTCTATCGAATACAGCTCTAGCAAACCTTCTTCTTTTAATTCTTCAAACTGTTGTTTAGCAATAATCGGAAGAATTTTTACGTCTTTTGCGGCGTAAATTAACTGTTCTTCAAGTAATGGGTCAGCACTCCAATCTGAAACCTGTTGTTCTTTGTCAAGTTCTAAACTCAGTCGGCGTGCAGCTACAGCTTTCAGGCCGCAGGAGACATCAGCAAAATAAGGTTTCTTTGTCTGCGGAGCTATGCGTTTCTCTTTAAACCCAGCACGCAGCACACGTTCAGCAATGTAAGTACAGAAAATTTTATTCTTAAAATCACAGTTTATAGAGTGTAAAAACTGCAAATCAAAATTTGCGTTATGTGCAATCAGCGTGGATCTAGATTCAATGTAACGACATAGTTCGGTAGTATCAATTTTAAAAACATCAAAAACATAAACAGGATCATCTATATCTTCAACTAAAGCAGAACAAATCTGAATAAGGCGTACTTTTGCTATCCAACTGTCTAATCCAGTTGTTTCTGTATCTAGAACAATCTTCTCGTATTTAAGTAAAGCAGGTAATACTTCTGCACACTTTTTATCGGAGTCAACAAAAATTAAGTTCATTTTAAGGATAAAAAAATGTGCGTCACCTTTCGATGACGCACTCTACTCTGTTTTAGCTCAGATGGATCAGCTTGCGCGATCCAGTTGGTGGGAGAATTGCTGCGTGATGTAGTGCTCCATATCGCCCCAGTGACCGCACAGCTCACGACCTTTGGCCGTCAACCGCACTTTGTAGTACATGCGCTTCATCTTCGAGATCGACTTGGAAACGACTCTCTCTTTATCCGTGCAGCCCGTTGAGTGCATTTGACGCTGCTCAACCAGACCTTCTTTCGTACAGAAGACCAAGCCTTCCCTGAGGCTGAGGTAGATCGGCGACACGTGGAAAGTCATCCGACGGGGAACACCCGCACTTTGATTAAGAGTCGTAAGCTTACCGTTCTCCATCGCAAGCCCACGAAAGAATCGAGAATTGCGTGAAATAGTAGGCATAACCCACATGCTGTTAGCAAAAGTCAAAGCTGTTTCACGAAGAGTAATCCACTCTTTATCGCTAGCAGCTTTCAGGATCATCGCAGCTCCTACAAAAGGATATGCCGTGGACTGAACCATCTTGTCAATAAGCTCAACCACATCATGGTTTTTATGGACTGGAGTAACCCGCACCGATTTCGGGGAAATTACTTTATGTAGCTGAGGGAGTTGCTGCTTTTGATCGACTGACACCTTCCAAGCTAAGGAAGCCAAAGCTTGATTGTTGTTCTCAACAGCAAGTTCAAATAGCTTTTTGCTGTCTACGGTATTGAAATCCAAAAGATTGGACAATTCAATATTCAGGGGCTTTTTGCTGGCACCCCTCGTCGCCGTCATCAAAGCAGCAGCTTCGTTCTGGTCGATTGGGGTACCCTTAAGGCAGAATTGAAAGTTCATGTCAGAAAGAAATGACCAACTCAAGATAGAAAGGACTTTGTACGAAAAGCAAGTAGGCAAGCAGTTTCTTAATCTTTCTATGCTACAGCTTACTATATAGTATGTAAGGCATGGAAAATTTCTTCAATATTGCTACACCAGTCATGTATTTCCTCTCGAACGGAATTACTAACGTCAGTAATATCAGCGGGTGAAAGCACAATTGCATTCTTTAACTGAACTATATTTGCTGAACCAAATAATTGTTCAAAATGAAGACCTGCAAATATAGATACGTCATAGGAACAGTCATCATCTCCTTCTGAAATTGCATCTTTTTTAGGTTTTTTATAAATGCTAAACAAGAGTAACTTAGGATGGTAATCCAATAAACAATCTAGATACAAAGTTTCTGGTTTAGATTCGTATTCAGGGCTATTAAGCGATCCTAAAAGACAATTGAATATCCACTTACCTAAAACTTCATAATTTATATTTTGCGGATCATATTTATATCTGAGTTGGGCAACAGTTTCAGCACATTCAAGTCTCGTTAACTGACTCACTTGAGTTTTTCGAGCATGTGCTTAGAGTGTTCGTCTCCAATTTTAACCCACCGTGGCTGCCCATTAATCCTGCCCTGACAAAGGTGAAGTGTATTAGAACTTGTATCAAAAAACAAATCTCCAAATTTAGGATCTTTATCACTAAGGGTATTTAAACTACCAATTTTAACTTTTTGACGCAAAGAATACTCTTCGTATATCTTTAAAATTTCTTGCTGGGGATCCATGTGCCGATGATGTCGAAGAGTAAGATCAAGTAACTGTATTACCGACTAGCGTAAGCACCTCTGTATGACATCAACTGTATCATTTTGATTCTTTAAGTTTACAGAGTAAAGTTCATCACTGAACATTTTACAAACAGCAGGCGTTGTAGAGTTCACACAAATTGTGCTCCACTGCATTCCAATAGTTTGTTTGAACTTGTTTAAACGATTAATAAAATTATCATGTACTTCACTGTGTCCATCAGTAATCATCAAAACATCTGCTCTCTCTTTAATATTAGCTTTATCTAGAGCG